CCATCCGTGCTAGGGGAGGATACAGATACATGACATGTAATGTGCCGTGCCCGGTGCGGCAAGCTAATGAATATAAATGAGAGGCATTATCACCCTAAAACCATATATACGGGATGGTCTATAAATTCAAGCAAAGGGGGTAGGGGGGAAAAGTGGGGCTATATTGGAGCGCTTAATGATCCATCAGAAATTTTTTATATTCCCACCAACTAAGACGTATACTGTATTAGTATTATCCTACAATAACCACTTACATGCTGAAAAGCGCTAGTTTTTATTCTGACACGGATATATTGGGGGTAAATGGGGGTTTTATAGGATTCTTCTTGACACCGAGGTTTAAAGTATGGTATAATATTGTGTAGTGTAAAAAAAGATTAATAGTTTTATGGTTCTATTAATCCTAATACATTAGATTATTTATAATGGTTTTGACCTTAAAATCTATATCTATAGTTTATATGGGTATATAGGTTATGTCTAGTTTAAGGTTTTAGTTTACATATATTAATACATATTAAAACATAGAGGGGTGGCATAGATGCTAACCGATACCAAGTCAATTCAAGAACGTAAACCTAAATCCTCATGGAATAGGTGGTACACTGATAAGGAAAAGCTGGAAGCAGTTAAATGCTATCTTATCACTGGTAACCAAGCAGCTACTGCTGCAGCACTGAACATAAACAAGAATACCATGAACACTTGGGTTAATTCCCAATGGTTCAAGGATCTTACTGAACAGGTTAAGCGTGAAGGTAATATCCAGCTTAACAACAAGCTTCGTAAGATTGCTGACAAGGCTATGGATGTAGCTCAGGACCGGCTGGAAAATGGAGAATGGATCTATGACCAGAAAACCGGGGAAATGCGTCGTAAGCCTATCCAAGCCAAGGATGCCCATAAAATCGCTGTAGACCTTCTGGACAAGTCTTTCCAGTTAGAGGACCGGGGTGAACGGGTACAAACAGAACAAACCAACATTAACCACCTAGAACAACTAGCCCAAGCCTTTAAGGACATGGCTAACAAGACTAACCGTGTGGAAGTAATAGAGCATGTCGAATCCCAACCACCTGTGGCCCTACCCTGATGAAGAGCCTGATGATGGATCCGAAGATTATCCGGAGTTTTAAATGCCTTTCATGACCAACGGTAAACGTGATTATAAAAAGGAAGATGCTTGGGATAAAAAGCATCCCGGACGTAAAGAACAGCGTGCAGAGCGTAACAAAGCCCGTGCAGAAGCAGTCAAAGACGGCGTAATCTCCAAACACTCCAAGCTACAAATTGATCATATAAAGCCCCTATCCAAAGGAGGGAAGAATGTCAGATCCAACACCCGAGCAATCTCTGCCCACTCCAACGAGTCCTACAGACGTAACGCAGACGGCTCCATTAAAGGTAAACGAGGATGAACAACGAGATATCAACGGCTGGCGAATCGATCCAGTCAGCCAGCTCTGAGGGCGTATCCTACCAAGGAAAAGTAGTTCAATCCCTTCCGAGCGGAAGTACTACCCCCGTAGACCACAACCCTGTAACAACCCAAACTGCTGGTGTAAACGTCCCCTTGATCTTGGGGCTGGTAATCATCCTAAGCGGTCTAGGGTACGAACTTTATAAACAACTATCATGATTACCTCGGGGTCATTCCCCAAAGCCCTCCAAGGAGATAAGAAAATGGCATCCGGACAATCCCCCAAGAATGCGGCTATTACTAGCCGACACTCCCATCATCGTAACAACGCTGCTGAACTGCATGATCACATGAAGGGGGGCACCTCTAACGCCAAGAAGTACGAACCCCACCCCAGCTACCCCATGGAAGCCGGTGCCAAGCGTGCTGCTGATCATCCTGTCCAGAAAGACCGGGAAGCTGATCGTGGTATGCAAAAGCGTGGCACTGTTGTTGGTCAACCCAAGATTATCCGTAAGGTAAAGTAATGGCCGGTTCTCGACAAGTACGTGGTCCTATCAAGGAATTGAGTGCTGGCCCAGCCCAGCCTAAACGCGGTATGGAAAAGGGTCAACCCAAGATCCAACGTCCTATCGGCATGAAAAAGACAATAGTTCAGAAAAATATGGGGAGAGGGCGATGACAGTTCAAGTAGATCCAGATCCCCAAGGATGCTGGCAATATCCAATTAGTACCTCCGGTACTTTTGTCGTAAAGAATGGTCCCGGTACCTTTCTCGGTGTTATCTGCTCCAATGCCGGTACTACGTGGACTGTTACTGGTTATGACAATACCGCTGCTTCAGGTACCCTGATGACTGCTGGTGCAGTTACTATGGCTGTAGGTACCCCTAACGTAGGAATCCCTGCCGGTAGTGGTATTAACTTCGTAAACGGGCTTACTATCGTTACTGCCGGTACTGCTGGAGCCCTTAGTATTCTTTACCGATGAAATTAACCCGCGAAATCTTAGAAGGTTTCGTGGGGTCAGTGCTAGCGAAAAGATTCGATGACGCTGTTGAAACACCTACTTTCCACAAAGAACTATGGGATCTAGCTTGCTCGGATCATCAGTTTGTAGCTATCGCTGCCCCACGGGGACACGCCAAATCTACGGCAGGAACGCTGGCGTACGGATTAGCCGAACTGTTATTCCGGAACTCTCGCTACTGCCTTATTGTGTCCGATACAGAAGCTCAAGCAGCTATGTTCGTAAACTCAATGAAGAACGAGATAGCTGAGAATGAAACCCTGATAGACCTGTTCGGAATAGCTAGGAACGACAAAGGCCAAGCCAATTTCGTCAAAGACACTGAAACAGACTTTATAGTACAATTCAAGGATGGCACTCTTTTCCGGGTTATGGGTAAGGGTGCTGAACAAAAGCTTCGTGGTCTGCTGTGGGATGGTTCCCGCCCAGACCTAGTTCTCGTAGATGACCTAGAGAACGACGAACTGGTAATGAACAAGGACCGCCGAGACAAACTAAAGCGGTGGTTCCGGGGGGCTTTAATCCCCTGCCTGTCCCTCAAAGGCAAGCTGCGTATGTGGGGTACTATCCTACACATGGACAGCGTGCTGGAAAATCTAATGCCCAACGACAAGTGGACAGTAGATACCGGACTCAAGGTTTATTCGACTTACCCAAAGAAAATGATGTGGAAATCGGTAAAATACCGTGCACACACCATGAATTTTGACCAGATTCTTTGGCCACAGAGGTTTAACAAAGACTACTTTAAGCTCCGCATGGAGGAGTTTACTAAAGATGGAATGTTAGATCTGTACTCACAGGAGTACCTCAACAACCCGATGGACGAATCGGTTGCTTACTTTAAACGGGGGGACTTTCAACGTGAGGATGATGAAGACAAGAAAAAGATCGTTAGGTACTATATTACGATTGATCCTGCAATATCTACTGAATCTCGTAGCGATTATAGTGTTTTTATTGTTGCTGCCGTGGATGAAGATCGCGGATTACATATTAGGAATGTTATACGAGAGCGGTTGGATGGTAAAGAAATCATCGACACGATCCTCGCGCTCGAAAAGACCTACAAACCGGAAGCCATAGGTATCGAGGAAATGATGGTCTCCCAAGCCCTAGGCCCCTATCTCAGGGAAGCCATGGTAAAGGAAAACATCTTTCCCACACTAATTAAACTTAAGCATGGGGGCAAGGACAAGGTACAAAGATCCCGGAGCATACAGGCCCGGATGCGTGCCAAGACAGTAAAATTCGATATGAAGGCAGACTGGTATCCAGCCTTTGAAGATGAAGTCCTTAAATTCCCTCGTGGTGTTAAGGATGACCAAGTGGATGCCTTTGCCTACCTAGGTATGTTACTAGACATGATTATTGAAGCCCCAACCCAGCAAGAAGAAGCAGAGGAAGAATATCAGGATGAGCTACGGGAACATGCAGCAACCTCAGCAAATGGGCGCTCCCAATGGACCGGTTATGCCACAAACGAAGCTTTGCAAATGGTGTGGGGAGACGAAACTCCTAGAGCAGTTTCACAAACATCCGGATATGGCAAGCGGGCGTCTAAACAAATGTGGAAGTTGCGTTTTAAAAACGGTTGCTAATTGGCGAAAACTTGGAAAAAGAAACAGTAAAGAAGAAGCTCGAAAATATGCATTAGCTCGTCCGGGAGCAAAAAATGCTTCTCGAAGAAAATCTGAGGCTAAACGAAGAAATCCTAAAGCTAGGCTAAATGGGGCAAATGAGTGGATAATTAAAGAAATATACGATCTTGCTTTACTTAGAACAAAACTTACGGGAATTTCTTGGGTAGTAGATCACATTGTCCCACTGAATGGAAAGACTGTTTGCGGCCTACATGTAGAAAATAATCTACAAGTTGTTCCTGCAAATTGGAACAATAAAAAAGGTAATAAATTCGATGGCCTACCAACAACCTATTTCCCCACCGGGTATTAGCCCCCAAATGCCTCAGATGGGCTCAGGAGGCGCTCCCGGGCAGGTGTCGCTAGGGGGGCAGCAACCCCCACCCCAACAAGCGCCCCAGCAGCCTCCTGACGAGGATGCGCAGCAGGATCAGATGGACAATGCGTTTGACATTGCACTCCAGTCCACTAACCTTGCCAAAAAGCTGGACAAGGATGAGCTAGCCAAGATTGCCAATGAGTGCTTTCGGGGATTTGAAGATGATGAAGATAGCCGCAAGATGTGGATCATGGCTACAAAGGAATGGCTCAAACTCGCAGGTCAAATCTCTGAGAAAAAGACTTTTCCATGGCCTGATGCATCAAATATCAAATATCCTCTTATTAGTACTGCTGCCATGCAGTTTTCTGCTCGCGCTTATCCTAGCCTTGTTCCTGCTGACGGCAACATTGTCCAAGCCCAAGTCTGGGGAAACGATCCGGACGGATCCAAGACAGACACCGGTAATCGTATCGGCAAGTACATGTCATGGCAGTTAATGCAGTCACTGGATTACTGGGAAGAGGACATGGACAAGCTCCTGCTGCAGGTATCTGTGGTAGGAATGATGCACAAAAAGACGTATTACTGCAAAGTTACGGACAAGATCCAGTCTACTTTGGTCTATCCTGAGAACTTTGTTGTAGATTACTGGACCACTAACCTAGATGAATGCGAGCGTGTCTCCGAAATCCTGTGGTTGTCCAAGAACAAGATTGAAGAAAAGATCCGTGGTGGTGAATACCTCGACGTAGATCTAGGGAATGCCCCTTCTCCAGAGGCTTCCCAGCTAAACCAGACCATGAAAAAACAGAAAACTGTGGACTGGACTACGCCGTTCAAGATTATTGAGCAGCATACATGGCTAGATCTTAATGATGACGGGCTCCGTGAGCCGTATATCGTAACTTTTGACCATAGCTCCAAGAAAATTCTCCGTATTTCTGCACGATACACCAAAAACGGTGTCAAGCTGGACAAGAAAGGCAAGCCGGTCTGCTATGAACCTGTCAACTATTACACGAAGTTTGGTTTTATACCTAATCCTGACGGTAGCTATTATGACTATGGTTTTGGGCACCTGCTTGGCCCGATTAACGAGGGAATAAACTCCATCCTGAACCAACTCATTGATGCCGGTACGCTGGCTAACATGCAGATTGGTTTTATTGGTAAGGGTCTTCGCATGAAGATGGGCACCAGCCAGTTCACCCCCGGTGAGTGGCGTGCTGTCAATGCTACAGGAGATGACCTACGAAAACAAATCGTACCGCTTCCAACAAAAGAACCTTCCTCGGTTCTATTCCAATTATTGGGAATGTTGATTTCCAGCGGCAAGGAACTTGCATCAGTGGCGGAGATTTTTACTGGGAAGATGCCCGGTCAAAACACACCGGCCACTACCACCATGGCTACCATCGAACAGGGAATGAAAGTTTTTACGGCTATATACAAACGTATTTACCGTTCTCTGGCCAAGGAATACAAGAAAGTATTCAAGCTAAATAACTACTATCTGGACAAGGAAACCTACCTAGAAGTCCTTGGACAAAAGGCTGTAAACCCCGAAGATTTTGATAGTGAGGTATATGACGTATGCCCAACAGCGGATCCTACAGCTACCACACAAACCGAAAAGTTGATGAAGGCCCAAGCCCTGATGGAGCTTATGCAGGCGTTTGGACCGGCTTTGGATCCCCAGAAAGTCTTGATGCGGATCTTGCAAGCGCAAGAGCAGCCGAACTGGCAAGAACTAATTCCCGGCATGCAGCAGACCGGACACCCTGCCCCAGTGCAGCAACCCCCGGATCCCAAGATGATGGCTATTCAAGAGAAGGCCAAAGCGGAACAAGCCAAGATCATGCTGGAGCAGCAAGCCCAGCAACAGTCCATGCAGATGGATCAACAGAAACAGGGTGCTGACCTGCAATTCAAGGCTCAGGCCCATCAGATGGACCTTCAAAAGAAGGCAATGGAACTCAAGCTGGATGCCGCTAAAGCACACGCAAAAATGTCGGTAGACATGGCCAGTGCACAGCAACAGGCAGTCCACACAGAGCAACAGCATCAAATGGGGATGCAGCAGGACCAAGAAGCCCATCAAGCCGGAATGCAGCAGCAAGAAGAGGCTGCAAAAACTAAGAACGAGGTAATAAAATCAACAGCACAAGCAAAGACCTCCAATTCTGGAAAAACGACGCAGTAACTCAAGAGTTTTTCCAAGCTATACGAGAGTTAATCCGAGACGGAGAAATTGAATTAGGTGCAACGGCTGGACAAGACCAGTTGTATGACCGCTACCGAGCAGGCTACCTCAAGGGCTTAAAAGATATCCTTGATGTAGAGTTCGACACAAGTATTTTCCCAGAGGAGCACAATGACACATCCAGTTGAAGCAGTTGGTTGCAAACTTGTCCTTAAGTCACTGGCAGTAGAAGACCCGGTTCTAAAGCGGGCACGCCAAGCAGGGTTTGCACTAGCAAAGGAAACAGAAAAAGACCTAGAGCGCATGCAGGCTGGTATTGACAAGGGAACTGTCCTTGACATTGGCCCCTCTTGCAGCGAGCATTACATCAGCGGTATCAAGGTGGGAGACACTGTAGTATTTGCGAAGTATGCAGGTAAGATTGTACCTGCCCTTGATAACGAAGACGAGAAATATCTTGTCATCAATGATGAGGACGTAGTTTGCAAATACAGGAGTAAGCATGAGTGATGCACCAGAAGTACCAGACGTAGAAGCCCAAGCACTCGAAAACGGGTGGCAACCCGAAGAGGACTTCAAGGCTGATCCAAAGAACGCGGGTAAAAAGTGGCGTCCTGCGGAAGAATTCATGGACCGCAAGTCTCTCTTTGACAAGATCGAAGACCAGCACAAGCAGATCCGTGATCTAAAGAAGGGTGTCGATGCCCTATCAAAGCATAACCAAACCATCGAACAGGCTACCTACGAGCGGGCTATCAGGGAACTGAAGGCCGAGCGTAAGAAGGCCTTGGAAGACAATGATCTGGCCAAGGCCGAAGATCTCCGTGACCGCATTGATGAAGTAACGTCACAGAAGCAGAGCGCACCAGTTGCTACTGCCGGCCAGCAAGAACATCCAGAATATACGCAGTTTAAGCAGTCCAATCCTTGGTATGAAAAGGATGTTAAGATGACTGCATGGGCTGACGGCATGGGAGCCCTACTTGCACGACAAGGTAAGAGCCCTTCTGATGTACTAGTGGAGATTAATAAATTGGCACGTGAAGAATTTCCTGAGAAGTTTGTCAAGCGCAATCCTAACAAGGATGATGCCCCAGATGTGACTACCGGTAGACAGAGCCGATCCACAGCAGGCACATTCAAGCTTACGGAAGAGGAAGAGCGGGTTATGAAGCGTATGATCCGCGCCGGAGCGAAGATAGACGAGAAGGAATATAAAGAACAGATCAAGAGATCAAAGGGACTGTAACATGGAAAAGACAACAGTAGAGAACAAAACCAAAGCGCCAGTGCGCCCTAAGCGCAAGCCAGTTGGCACCCGTCAACGCTTGCAAATCGTTAATACAGACCCCGATAGGGCTTATCGGCTTATTGATGCTACACCTGATCGTATTGCCATGTTTGAAGAAGCTGGCTATCGTATCGAACCTATCAAGAGCCATCTCGTCGGGGGACAGCGTACTGACGTCCCCTCTGCCACGGACAACTCAATTTCCGTTGGCGGTACGAAGAAACAAATTTTAGTGTCTATTGAACGCGAGTTCTACGAAGAAGACCAAGACGAGAAGTCTAAAGTTGTGGACGCCAAGGAAGCTGGAATTAAAAACCCACAAGCTTCTGAAGGCCAATACGGGCAAGTTAAACTCACTGAGGAACTCCGTAAACGCGCCTAGGAAGTAATCTAGGAGAAATTAATGGCAAACGTAAATCGTCCTGCCGGATTCCGTCCTGTTCGACATATGAATGGTTCCATGTATAATGGCCAGTCGAACCTGTACTACATCCCAAGCACGGATGCAAACACGTACGCTGTTGGTGACTTGGTTGCCTACGTTGGTACTACCTCTTCCACTGTTAGCCCTATTTGGTCTAATTACCCAGTTGGTATTCCCATCGTTGGCCGCCTCGCTACTGCAGGTACAGTACCTATTCTTGGTGCTATCGTAGGTTTCCTCGCGGATCCCACGAACTTACAAAACTCAGGTTTCAACCCCGCATCTAACGCCAATGGCCGTTATGTCTGGGTAGCTGACGCACCTGACCTTATCTTTGAAGCACAACTCTGTGGCGCTGCTGGCGTTGCAGTTGCACCAAACATTTCCGCTGCTGCTGGTACTAACTATATTGGTCTGAATGCTAGCCCATATATTGCTACCGCTGCGACGTCTAACTTTGGTGCCGGTCTTTCCAACATGATGGTTGACGTATCCACTGCTGCCACTACGGCAACTCTGGGCCTCACGATCCTTCGTTATGTTATGCGTATTGACCAAGACTTGAGCACTGCTGGTCTGTATCCTAAAGTGGAATGCTACATTAATTCACACTTTATGGGTTCAACTGGTACTGCCGGAATTTAAGGAGAGCTAAACTATGAGTATGCCAATCACTACTGGCTCGTTTAGTAAGGCTCTCTGGCCCGGCGTCAATGCTTGGTACGGGGAAGCCTACAACGAGTATCCTGTCGAATTTGACAAGATTTTCGAGAAAGAAACATCAACCCGTAACTATGAAGAAGACGTGCTTGTTACGTCCTTCGGTTACGCAATCCAAAAGCCTGAAGGCAGCGGTATCAGTTATGACACCCAACGCCAAGGCTTCATCACCCGATACACGCACATTGTATACGGCCTAGGTTTCATCATCACTCGTGAAATGTTTGAAGATGATCTCTATGACGTAGCAGCCAAGAAGCGTGCTAAGGGTCTTGCGTTCTCCATGCGTCAAACCAAGGAGATCGTAGGTGCCAACGTGTATAACCGTGCATTCAATGCATCATACCTCGGCGGCGATGGCGTTTCACTGATCAACTCGGCTCACCCCAACGTTGTCGGTGGTACGTGGAGCAACACACTAGCAGTGCCTTCTGACCTCTCTGAAGCCGCCCTTGAGCAAGCAATTGTTCAGATCAGCGTGTTCCAGAATGACCGTGGCCTGATTATCTCTGCAATTCCTGAATCACTGATTGTGCCTTGGAACCTTGAGTTTGAAGCGCATCGGATCCTCCACTCCACTCAACGTGTTGGTGGTGACCTTAATGATCTGAATGCTCTCCGCGACATGGGTAAGTTCCCCAAGGGCATCATCATGAATCACTTCTTTACTGACCCAGATGCATGGTTCATCCGTACTAACGTGCCAGATGGCATGAAGTACTTCGAGCGCCGTGAAGACGAGTTCAGCGAAGACAATGATTTTGATACGGAGAATGCTAAGTTCAAGGCTACTGGACGTTACAGCTTCGGCTGGAGCGATCCTCGCGGTCTGTTCGGTTCAGCAGGCGCGTAATGAAAGCAGGGGCTTCGGCCCCTGTTTCTAGGAGACAATATGTTTAAATATCCTGATCAATTCATTACACCATCATCTGCAGCCAAAACCCTGATGCTCAAGACGTTCGCTGTGCGACGTCAAGACATTTATCAGGGCCTAAGCAATCCAACTAACACCAACACGTTTGGTTATGCTATTCAACAAGGTTATGGCAATCAACGGGGCCTAAAGGCTGAATTCCCTGCGCAATCTACTATCGCAGGTATGTTCATCACTAATCCCCAGCTAGCCACTCCTACTGGTACCGGTATTGCTGCCACAGTTCGTGTCGGCAAAGTTCTACCAGTTCTTGGTATTTCAGCCCCAACCTCCTCAACTACGGCTACTGTCTATTGCGCATACGCTCACGGCCTGACCAGTTCAGACACGGTTCTTATTAGTGATTGCGTTGCTGTTGTACAGGGTACTGGTGCTGCTTATGCAACTCCCACGGCGTTCAATAACTGTACGCCTATCACGGTTAATGGTGTTGTTACCAACACCGTTGGGGGTCCTAACCAAGGTACAAAGACGTCTTATACCGTCACTCCTGACGCTACTGACCCATGTAAGTTTACTGTCACCCTACTTGCCACTACTACCCAAGCTATTCAGTGTGGTGCTATTGGTAGCTCGTTTGGTGTAAACGTATCCAACAACAACTTCCAAGGTGTGTCTCTTGGTACGTTGGGTCTAGTTGTAGCCGATAGTTATTTCGGCACAGCGAACGTCTTTACAGGTGGTATTGCTACGGGCTTCCAAGTATTTCCCGGCCTTAAGAACGTAGGCGTGTTTGCTTCCCAAAGCAGCACTGCAGGTTCTGTCCAAGGTTATTGGAATGCTCAGCCTGCTCAAGTTCTGGGTTATAACACTACTGCTGGTACCCCACAAATTTGGAGCGTCTCTGGCGCACTGAATGCTTTGCTGGGTGCTGACGGTAACTATAACTACTTTGTTGAGCCCGGTCTGGATCTTCAGATGACTGGTTACTACCAAGAAACTGTTACGGCTGGCTCGGTTACCGCGTCAACTGTTGGCGGTCCTTGGGTTATTTTTGTGTACTACTTCCAGTAATACAGGTGGCCCCGCGAGGGGCCATCTTTACTTCTAAGGACTTCTCATGTCTAATGCCACTCTCGTAAGCTCAGGTGCAGGTGTACGGCCTTTTATCTGGGGAGATCCCAACATCGGTCTTAATTACACTGCTATTGCAACTCCCTCCCTTGGTAAATACAAGGACTCAATTTATACCGGTTTCCAAGCTATTCTGACGGATACCGTTGCCGGCCCAACAGCCACAATTACTATTCAAGGTACTAACGATGCACTGTCTGGTGCAGGCGTTCTTTTACCTGTTCAACTTACTAACAGTTCTGCTACTGTAACTATTCCTACGACTACGTACAATACGTTTAACGTACTGGATGGTAACAATCAGCCTACCGGTCAACGCAGCATTAACAGCCTCCCATACCAGAGTTTCCTCTCTGTACCTTACCCCAACATGTGGCTGGTTCCTCCAACTGCCTCTGCCCTTCGGGGTCTACCTGAGGGAGGCAACCCACAAATTATGGGTCCTTTGGGCGTGGGTATGATTGCCCTAGGCGCTACAGGTCTGCCCCTAGGCGTTACTCTTTCTGCAGTAGCTGCTACCAGTCTAACCCTGTCTGCTACCTTTACCGGCACCACGGGTATTTACTACATTACGTTTGCCAATAACTATTGGAACTCTACGCCACTAGGCACTATTACTCTAACGGGTGGTACCGCTACTTATGCTGCTGACGGCTTTGCTGTGCAGTCTACGTGGCGTTTTGTACGTGCTAACGTAACTGCAATCACGGGGACACTACCCCAAGTTACTGTACTAGCATCATTCTAAATGGACAACCTACATCTTATTAGCTGGGTACTTAATGGGGTTTTAGCCGTTCTGTTGTACCTAATGAGGACACAACTAGAGGATACAAAGGGGCGTATGGAAACTATCGAAAAACTACATCGGGAACTAGCAAAGGAAGTAGTCGATGTTAAAGTACACTACCTCCTCAAAGATGACTTCAGCGAATTTAAAGACGAACTCTGGCGCAAGCTGGATGACCTAAAAGAAATAGTCCGTCATAAGGATGCCTAGTGTTAGATGATAAGGAAGTCTTTGTATCTGGTTTGTTTAATATCTACTGCATGTCCTGCGGTAGGAAATACAAATCAAACGAGATACGGAAACGGTGGGATGGGCTACTAGTCTGCGATGAAGACTGGGAACCCCGTCACCCACAGGACTTTGTTCGCGGTGTTCAAGAGAAATCTAACATCCTACCTTACACGTTTGACAATGATGGTGACCACTACTCCGGTATAGTACAGGCATGCACCCTGATGAATTCAGTGGGTGTAGCAGGGCAGGGGGTAGCTGGTTGCGCAGTATCCGGTTCCCTTACTTTCTGGGAAAATGGCGGATCTAAGACTGCTGGCTATCCTAACGGCACCAGCGGAGCTACAAATACAACTACTATCTCAGGCACCTTTGTTGCTGGCTGGGGTATTTCGGGGACAGCATGACACAGTTTACAGATGGACAAACAGTAGTAAATGCGGCATGGCTTAACGGTGTTGACAAAGCTGTTAATCAAAGTGGCACCACTGCTGGTGCTGCTCTTATTTCTTACACCCCTCCGGGTACTGGTGCTGTTGCTACTACGGTTAGCGAGCGTCTAATAGAGCCAGGATTAAGCGTTTTTGATTTTATGACTCCGGCCCAAATAGCGGATGTGCAATCTTGGTCGCCATCCCTTAATCATTCTTCTGCAGTTCAGGCAGCAGTTAATGCTTGTAGCGGTAGATTGTTTTTTCCGTGGGGAAAATATCGTTTTGAGGGCGTATCAATTACTAACGGATTAGAAATATTGGGAGAGGGGGTTGGATATTACCCATTCAACGCAGGAACAAATATTTACCCAATTACCGCATCGGGGATAAATTTTACAGTTAACACGGACGATGCGGTTTTTTTTCACGGTTTGAATTTTCAGGGCATTGCATCACATACCGGGGCTGCAATCACAATAACTAGCGGGGCAACGGCAAATATAAATAGCACCGTAGAAAAATGTGTTTTTAATAGTTGTGGGATAGGGGTCAACTTAATTCGGGCGGAGTCCACCTATGTTCACGATTGTTATTTTACGAACATAGTGCAACCGGGAGGGATTGGAATATTCATAGACAACACATACAACCGTGATGCTGGCGGGGCGAACATTTATAAAAATTATTTTCAGGGGAACCCATCTGGTGGGCCGGGGGCCGTGGGAATTTATTGGCAAGGTGGCGGCGGTTCGTCTTTCATGAAAAATACGTTTCTTCAAAATTTAACAAAAGGGATTTTTTGTACGTTTTCTTTATTTTCTTCTTTTAATAGCGGGCAGCTTTATTTTCACAATAACGTATTTGACCAATTAAGTACGGCGGCAAATGGTATCCAAATAGACGCTGGATCAGGCACCGGTTCTTTTGAGCTTATTGAGGTGATGGGTAATAGTTTTGTCGAAACGTCTATCAGCGATTACATGTTAAGGATTATTGGGAATGCTTCTTTAGTATTAAATCAAGTTAAAGTTTCTGGAAATATGTTTAGGGTTAGAAGCGGCGGATCGGCAGGGGGCGCGATAAGGCTTGATGGAATAAATTACGGCTTAGTGGAGGGTAACAATATCGTTGGGGCGGGCAACGGCACGGGGATTCTTTTGGGAACTTTGTGCAACGACTTCAATGTGCAAAACAACAAAGTAAGAAATTGGATCTCCAGAATTACAAATTCTGGCGGCACCAATATTGCCATTAGGGAAGAATCAAATTCGGGAAGCGCATCTATTGCTGATGGCGGGTCATTTAATCACGGGCTTACGGCAACGCCAACAAAAATAACTCTTTTGGGGTCCGTCGCCAATAATGTTTTAGGGGTTTCGGGGCTCAATTCAACAACGGTTTTTTGTTATGTAAAAGTGGGTAACACGGGGGCAGCAAATGCCGTCCCGCAGACCGTTTATTGGACGGCAGAACTTTAATCGGAGCAAGTAAATGGATTCTCACGTTGACTCTCAATGGAAAGACATTAAATTAAGGAATTATTTTGGCTAATACTACATTTGTAGACGGCACTACTCCGATCCTAGCCTCTTGGCTGAATGATGTAAACAAAGCAGTATACTCTGGAACATTTCCCAGCCTCACTACTTTTACTCTTGGGGGTCTCAGTTATTCTGATATCGGCCTAGGTTTTGTTTATGGCATTTCCACTAACGGGTATGCCCAAGATATTATTCAAAACACTAGTTCCGGTACAGCAGCTAGTGCAGATTATATTGTATCCAACAACCTTGGTACGTCTAGTACGTACTATGGTGATTTTGGTATGAACAGTTCTACGTTTAGTGGGACCGGTAGCCTGTCACTTCCTAACGCTACTTATCTTTATTCCGCAAACGGAGATCTAGTACTAGGAACTCAAACCAGTAATGCTATTCACTTTGTTGTAAATAACGGTGCCACAGATGCTGGAATTCTGTACCCTACCGGAGCTTGGAATCTAGCCGCACCTACCTCTCTTGCCACTACTTTATACCTTACTCAATATGCGGGATCGTACGGTTATGGACTTCAACTATGGGGCTCTGATGGCACTAACGGCACTAATGCTCGCATAGGGAATTCTAGCGTTACTGGTGCTGCTAGCCTATCTTTTTCTGCGGCAAATGGGGCGAACTATGGCTATCTAAATGCCTATTCTGGAGGCATGTCTCTTATTGCCCAAGATGCCACTTCCGTATTAAACCTAGGTACAAATAATGCCACCCGACTACAAATAACCCCATTAGGTAATGTGCTAATTAATACTAGCACAGACGGGGCTACATCTAAATTACAAGTTAATGGCTCTATTTCTCTTTCTAATTCCGACACTAATTTTAGTGGTGGTGGTAATCGAGCCTTTTGGGATTATGCAACAACTAATACACGTATAGGTTCCACCGGGGGTGGCGTAGCTGCGGGCTCTGGCATAGGCTTGCAATTGTTTGTTACACCCGTTGGAGGTACAGGAAATGCACTAGCTATGTCGTTTAGTCCTACCGGAGCAGCTACTTTAGCTACAGCCACTTCTACTGGTTACGGAACACCCACAGGCGGAGCTAAACAAGCTTCTTTTGCTGCAGGTTCTATTACTCTCCCCAATCTTGCTGCTGCAGTTGCTCAGCTTATTCTTGACCTTAAAACTTTTGGTGTGCTTGGAACCTGATGGCTACCTCTGGCGTATACTCCTACAGTACTAATCAGACAAACATCATTACAGGTGCTTGTCGTAAGATTGGTATTCTAGGGGACTTTGAAACATTAACTACGACTGATCCTCGGTACGTAGCGGCCCAGTTTGCCATTAACCCTCTCATCAAGCAATACATGGCATTTGGAATGCCTGTATGGGCCATAGCTGAGACTACCATTCCAATGAGTCAGTTGGGTACTTACAATGGCCTTACGCTTGCCCTAGGTAACACTTACACCGGGGTAGCCCCACTAAAGGTCATTCAAGCCACTCGTTTGGATAACACTAGTCTAATCACAGTACCATTGAACATTTATACCTACGAAGATTATGAAATCCTGTCTAACAAGACTGCCACTGGCGCACCAGTCCACATCTTCTATCAACCGCTCCGGAACACCGGGGTTATCAAACTCTGGCCTCTCCCAGACCCAACGTATTGGCAAGTCAATGGTAGTCTGTATATCCGCTACCAAAGACCTTACCAAGACTTCACCACGGGCACGGACGAACCCGATTTCCCCATCGAATGGACAAAAGCTCTAACCTATGGACTGGCTTATGACCTTGCTCCAGAGTATGGCATTGACCAGACCCAACGGGGCATACTTAAGAATGACCGAGACGAAGCAATCGAAACCTGCCTGTCCTTTGGTACAGAAGAAGGCGGATTCTTCATGCAACCCAGATTCCGCTAATGGCTTACACTAAAGCACCACAGGGGGACAGTCACAACGTAACGCGTGTACCAGCGTTGGGTTCTCCTATTGAAGTTGCAAACAACGCTACTCGGGAACCTAACACCCTGAACTATGTTGATTGCTACCCTATTCAGGAGAAGCAGTTTGGCGAAAACCCCAACCATGCAGTATCAACACGTGAAGCTTTCAAAGTTCTTAGCAGCTACGATCTTAGTACTATCACTGTCGCTAGTTACCCTAATAATGGTGTTAGCCCCCCTACTACTTTATCAGGCTATAAAGTAGGTCAAATAGGGCAATTGCTTGTTGTGGATGATGCCAGCACTACTGTGGGCGGCACCACAATGTTTGTCAATGTCCTAATGACTGGCGGTAGTGGGACCAATTCTACTGTTATTGTATCTTTACAATTACAGGTATCAGGTACTTTAGGTACTACAATTACTGTCACACCCTTGTATTTGTTTTTTGATACTAACGCTACTATGGGTGTTGCTTCTACAGGTACATTTAACTTTAGCAACAATACAAGTTTTATTGATCCATACTATTTGACATTAGGGGCTGCTTCTCCCCTTGCTGTTACTATTACTGGTCCCCAAACAAATGTAAATCTTTTTAATGCAGCTACTGCTGCTGGCATGATTGGATCCCGAGCAGTTACATTTACTATTAACGGAACTATTGGCACACTTACTACAGGCTCTGGTTGGTCTTTGGGTTCTACTATCACTATTATTAACAACGGTACTATTTTGGGTAACGGAGGTAATGGCGGTATTGGTGCTGGTTTTACTGGGGCAGCTACTGCTGGTGCTAATGGTACAGATGCTATTACCCTTAATTGGCCAGTTACTATTACTAATTCTGGCACAATCGCCGGAGGGGGCGGCGGTGGGGGTGGGGGTGATCTTGGTATATCCACCGGAGG